GCCGACCCGCTGGAGTTCTGCGGACAATTCCGGAATACTCTCCTGATCCTGCACGACCGCCTCCCAAACTTCCTCTGCTTTATCCAGGCTTAGAGATGTGCCGAAAATGGAATCTACACAGAGGATATTCAGGAAGAAGGATGCAATCACTTCGGAAAGTACCGTCTTGCCATTCTGCCTTGAAATCAAAAAGAGAACCGTGCGGAAACGGAATTTCCATTCTCCGCCAAGTTCTCCTACGATTTCCAAAGCGTGGATCAGCGCCCACTCCTGCCATGGATACAGTGATTTTTTTAATACGGATTTCGCATACTCTACACACGCAAAGCCCAGGGATGTCGAAGGCGTCAACTCCCGAAGCGGAGGAGTAAAGAGCCTTGGTTCAGTTTTCCCCATCATTTCGCCACCTTAAGGCATGCGCGGATGCTGTCAAGGGAACTGACTTCCGGCTCGTCCTTGTCTCCGGTGATATCCTTGTATGCCTTCACAGCAGCCGAAAAGTCCCTGATCATGGCCCGGTATTCCTGCACGAACGGATTTGCCCGGGGTACGAGATTGCCTTCTCCCGTCTCTACCATTATGCGGAGCGGTTCCTTGAGAAACTGCGCTTCATTGTCCTCCAGTTTCTTCTGCAGAGACAGAATGGCCCTTATGAGAGTATCGGGACTCTTTTTGTAGTTTTTCTTCTGCCTTGCATTCATCCGGCACCTCAAAAAATTTGTTTGAACGTTCGGGGGGAGATATCACTGCGATGGGCGGATTGTCGGAAATTCCACGCACCGCAAAGATTTTTTGGCCCTACCACCTTCGCGATCTTTCTCCAATTATGTTTGTTCCATTTGTTCCATCGCCACGCTGGCGGTTGCACCTTCGATGTGATGCTTTGATGTTCGTCAGGTCCAGCTCCAGATCAGGACGCATGTGTACAGGTATGATATGGTCCGGCTCATATGAGTCAGGCGTGGAGGAGGGCGGCACAAAATAGTCAATAGGCTCGCCGCATATGTGACAGACAGCCCTGGCTTTCTTGTCCCTGTTCCATGCCTGCGCTCTGATGTATGGCCAGCGTGATGATCGTGCCATGCGTATGCTCCTGTGTGTGCGACGGGGAGGGTGGGTTTAAAACGTACCCCCATCCCCGGGATAGATACCCCACCCCGGGGTAAAAAGAAAGCGGGCCTTTCGACCCGCCTGACATGGTTTATATTGCGCTATCGTCCTGCGCATGAGAGGGGACTCAGGTAACTGTTTAGCAAAAGGACGCCATGCCGGTGAAAGCATGACGCCCATGTAGGAGGGTAATGATTCGGGGGAGGTGAATGAAAAACAAGAACAGCCAGAGAGTCCCTGTTCTCCCTGGCTGTCGACTTTATCATTTTATCAGATACATCAGTGGTAAAACATGGCACATAACAACACATGACAACACTTGATAAAAATTTACTGACTATTTACAGTAATCTTTTTTAATCCGGTTCTTCTCCATCTATAGACGGTACTCACGTCACAGTCCATGATTTCTGCAACCTTCTCGTATTTATGCCCGTCGATGAAATGGAGCATCAGCACCCTCCGTGCCTGATAATGATCAACAGTATTAATGATATCTGATATCTCATGCATGAGTTCTATTGCTTTGGTCTGTGCATTACTCCATTCCCTTATTAAGTCATCCACCCTGGCAACGTAGTCAGACAGATCCCCTGTTCGGTTCCGCTGTTTGGGCATGTCACCATTTTCATAGTTAATACCCTCGATACTCATCATCTCATTGCGCACGCGATCGATACGGATTCCGATGTCTTTGACTTCTGATTTTGCAATCAGATACCTGGACAGATATATTGCCGCTTCCCTTTGCTTTTCTTTAGCTGTCATCTTATCTCCTTGTTGTCAGCATATTTGTCAGAATGTTTGTCAGATTAAAAAACGGCTGAAACCCTTATAGATACTGGATTGTCAGATTGTCAGATTAAAAAGTGCCACTACTATATAATTATTCTTTTTATATATCTCTATATAATTGATTAACCTAATTAAAAGAACTTTGCATTTTCAATCTGACAATCTGACAACCCTTATAAATACTGGCTCTCAGGGCTTTTTAAATCTGACAACAATCTGACAACAATCTGACATTTACTCTTTGTCAAACACCTGAATCCTTTTATTTCCATCTCTGATCTGCCGTGATACCAGTCCGAGTAACAGATTGATCTGTCTGACAAACACCTTGTTACCCACCGGAGTGAATCCATTATCATTGCAGAACACTGTGTATCTCCTGTAGACATCTCGGGTCGGGCAGTTGATGATATCCACTTCAACATCTGTGTCTTTGATGAATCCGAGTATCGGATTATTCGCCTCGTTATATTCGTCAAGCTGCTGCTGTACCTGTGTGCTCTTTGTGAATCCCCTGTTGCCTTCCAGGATCCTCCGAAGTCCCTGCACTCCCAGCCTGATCATGTACTGGACCGGCTCCTGTTCAATGAGTTTATATTTCAGGAAGGGATCATAATCAGGATCTGATTTGTCAAACTCGGCATTGAAGGGGATGATGATGAGACGGTCCAGCACAGCCCCGCCCCTGTCCCTCATCCTGGGGATCTCGTTGGCGGAGAACAGCAGCTTGATGTAGGGATTGTACTCGAATGGTGTGACACCCTTGTACTCTGCCTTGATGCGGTTGCCGGCCACGACTTTCTTGAAGATCGACACCTGGCTTCCCTTGAGGAACTCATCTCCGATGTCGTCACCGATGTTGGCGAGCTTGCCGAACATCATGGAAGTGTTGAACCTGTCGCCAATTTCTGACAGGTCGAGTGCTGAGATATTGCTGTCTCCGAGGATGGCTTTGATGCAGTCCAGGTATGTACTCTTGCCACCCCGTTTGTTGCCGGTTAAAATGAATGCCTTGCGGAGCTCGTTCCTCCTGAAGAAACAGTAGCCGATGCACTCCTCCAGGAGAGCACGGATATCAGGATCCTGACAGGCGATATTATTGAATACCCTGTCCACCAGATCACACTCCGCGTCCTTGTCATAGTCCCACGGTATCCTGTTGGTCACGGCCATGTCCGGAGAGAACGGCAGGAGCTGGTCCTCGATGATGTCCAGGATGCCATTGTTAAATGCGATATACCTGGCGTCTGCCGGTCTCATCTCATCCGCGATCAGGAGCATATACTTGATGACTTCCTTGCGCTGGGCTTCCCTGAGCGAAGGTATCTCCTGTATCATGGCCCGTTCGATGTCGGCATTGCCTGAGATATATACTCCATCCTTGTAGATGTGCAGCTGGTCATAGATGCGGACCACCCTGCACTCCTTCACGAGCCATCGGGCGAATTCATCAAACAGGAACTTCTGTCCCTCGAAGAACACCGGTTTCTGGAAGGCCTCATCCCTGAGGATGACATCCAGCTCCGACCTTGGCAGCGGATCAGCGAGCACATACTTGTTTGCGTTGCTGATCACGCGCCGGATCCTCTTCTGTGCGAGCCTGAGCCCCTGCAGTACGAGGATGTATTTATACAGGGTGTCGTTCCTTCCGGCGCCGTCCGACATCTTCCAGAGTTTTATACTTGTGTCCACCGGCAGGAGCTCCGGAGGGACTTCGTCATAATCCTCGTCAGGATGCTTGTCATAATCAGGCGGGAACCTGCAGACACCTTCGACCTTCAGCGGTATGTATGTACTGCCGGCATGGATGTCCGCCACCAGTCCCACCGCCAGCTTCTGGTCAGCGGCGCTGTTCTTCAGCGCCCTGTTCCTGGACTTCTTCCAGTATGTGTGACCGCCCTTGGTGGATGGCAGGCAGAGGCACCGCCACTCGTTTGCCTCTGCCATATCCAGGAATGCTTCGTACATTTCCCTGCTGTCAAAACTGATGTCAATATAGTCAGGATTCAGTATCCCGCCAAAGCACTCCTCACCGCAGACTTCCTGGAAGGTATTTATGTGGTCACGGCCTTTGACCTTTTCCGCCGGCCTTTTGCCGCGGCCTTTGACGTAGGTTTTGAAGATCCGGCTGTTTCCGTTCCATGTAATCTTATCTTGCTGTCCCATACTTTCCCAAAACACTTTCCGTGGAATACTGTGAATGTCTTGCGCTTGCTGATGACATACTGGACATCAGTCAGGTCATCGTCGGACCTGATCTCTTCCCCGCAGCCCTGACACGCCACTTTTGCCGATGTTGTCCTGGTTCCCATGCGCTGCTTGTCATATCCATACTTGAGGATCATCTTTTTTACATCACTCATTGTTATTCCTCTCTCATTGGCATCGGATATCCATCAGGTAATCCGTTAATAAGCATCTTCGCCGCCTGATAAGATGTAATCTGCATCTGCACGAGTGTGTTAGGTTCACAGGTACGCAATTCCAATATATTGCAGTTTATTGCTTCTATTGCTTTTTGTCTCAGGTCAGGCGTAAGTGGTTTATAAAACACTCCCATCCTGCTCACTCCTCTCTTCTCTCTCTCCGTAACTGCAAAACGCATTATCGTCAAAAACACTGCTATGCAGTTCACACCATCTTCTTGAGCCGTAATACTTGCAGTCTTCACATCTGATCACCGGAATCCATCTATCCTTTTCCTGCTTTTCCAGTGCGGAGATAGCAAGTAGCATGGCTTCTTTTTCCTCTTCCGCAGAAGCATAATACTCACATGAAAAACAATTTCCATCGCAGGAAGGGTCTGCCTGATATGCGTCTTTGCAATCCATCCACTTGTTGAATATTTCGATTGCTTTCTCTTTTTCCATTTATCCCTCCATCATGGCGGCTGTTTCCGTGATGGGCATACCGCCAACTTCGTAACTGCTTCGAAGTTACTTCTAAGTTGCTTATAACTTGCCTGTAACTTGCCTACTTGTTCATCATAGCCTGCAAACAAGATGCTATCGTCTCTAATGCCGTAGCGATCCGTTCATCTGTCGGAGCATCAGCCTTCATGTCTTCAAGAATGTCTTTGTCAATGTTGGTGTCTTCACCGTCTTCAGCTACCAGTTTTGTAGCGCCGTGAACATCGAGAAGTCTTGCGACTGACTTGAGGTCTTCGTACTTCATCTTGCTCGACTTGCTTGACATTGCGCCGATGTATCCGTGAGACTTTCCAATCTTCAGCGAAACATCTGCCGGTGTGAATCCGAGTTTATTTGCTCTGGCTATTAGTTTGGCGTAATTCACAGGCACTCTGTCTTCATCTTTGAATTTGCAATTATTCTGCATTGTTCCCTCCCGTTGCAAAAATCGTTGACCCATAGTTGACTACTTTCCGTTATCGGTGAGGTCGATGAGCGGACACCATGACGGTCTGCCCTCTTCCGGCACTTCCTTTGTGCCTCGATTACTCCATATTTCGATGTAACACCATTTGGCACCCTTGTACTTACATTCCTCACACGACTTCGGCATCTCCATATCAATCGCTATCATGCACTCTCCTTTGCTTTGGTCACTGAATCAGCTACATCGATACCGGTCAGCTGGAAACACGCTTCACGGATCTTCTTTTCATCACTGTCAAATTCATACTCGATCTCTTTGATCTGCGCATAAATACGGACCAGACGGTCATACCCGAATCCGTACTTTCGATGCAGTGCGACCATCAGACAGGCCATGACCTGAGGAGCGATCCACTTCTTCTGCTGCTGGCGCATATAGACCATCTGGGCATTTGTGAGAGGAGTCTCCGGCAGCCGGCCATTCAGATACAGCAGATTTTCCCAGGACTTGCCGTCTCCGCACTGGACCTCTATTCCGGTCTCTGTCTCGCACATCTCGATCATGCTCTTCTCGTTGGTCGATGCGCATGTTTGCCAGACTTCCGAAGTGATGTCGAACAGCCTCGTTATCGTGTTCTGACGTTTCTCCCAGTGCTTCCAGAGTGCCATGGCTGTCGCGCCATAGAGCACAAAACACTGCTTCCGGCCTTCTCTCTCTAATGCTTCCATGGCTTTCTGGTATGCTGTTTTACGTCTTGCCATTCTTCACATCCTCCCTTCCGCACGGGAACATCTCATGACACACATCACCCTGATACTTACACATGGGCACCAGCAGTCCTTTGAGTTCAGGCGTGACTGCCGTCGCCGCAAAGCACATTATCGCAACTACTTCCCTGGTCTTCTTTGCAGCCTTACCGCAGAGTCTTTTGTTGGCGATCACCATCAACTCCTCCGCATTCACGTCGAGGATCATGTTCACAGGTGTATCCCTCGGTGCCTTGTCTCCGTCCATGGTTTCCTGTCTGTCATTCCGGAGACTGGAAACATACGGCTGTGCATGTACATGCCGGCAGAGATGGACTGCAGTGTTTGACGGGATATTCTCGATCTGGAAGCTGTACCTGAGATACCTGATCGGGCTGTGCCTCGCCTCCAGTATCTTGTGTTTCCATTCGGAAGTAGGTTCTGTGACTTTGCCGAGTCCCTTCCCATACATAGTGATGAGTGCTCTTCTCTTGCACTCCTTCCAGTCGAATTCTTCCGGATAATCTATTAGTGTTATCTTAGTGCGCATCTTCCGCTCCTTTCACAAGATCATTCACTGACACTTCCAGAGCCTTCGCGATCTTAAAGGCCGTTTCCAGTTTCGGGCAGGCTCTTCCGTGTGCCCAGCTCCATACTGCGCTGTAGTCGAATCCATGGATATATGCAAAACTCTTCATCGAATAGTCTTGCTCGACCAGCAGCCTTTTAAAATTTCGTGAGAATGCTTTTCTAATCGTTGTCATATTCATGCTCCTCCAACAATCCGTATGTCAGATCTTCCATGGTGCACTTGAATACCAGTGACATCCTCTTCAGGGCATACACTGACGGCTGCCTGCTCCCCATACACCACCGGCACATGGTCGCTTCTGTGACGTTTATCTTTTCGGCAAGCTGTTTCTGGCTCATGTGATTACGCCGGATATGTTCGACGATATTGTTTCCTATGGCGTGTTTATTCATAATCCAAAATCTCCCAGTCTCTTCTTTGCGAAGTCTATATACCACTGCTTATCCAGTTCCGGAGGACATTTCACTCCGACCACAGACTCGTTATAAACAAAACATTTATCCGGAGTGTTCCCGAACTTCGAGTTCTCGAAGGAACCGTCTGTTCTGGTCCGGCACTTCAGGAGCCTGCCGGCCTCTGGAGACTTCGATGCGAAAACCCTGTAGGATTTGTTTACATACCGCTCCCTGTGCTCATAGACCAGCTTCTTCCCGCACTTCCGGCCCTTCCTGTCATATTTCTGTTCCCAGTGTGAAGCACCGTGCTCCAGCTCCACATACTCATAGGCGTCTGATAACTTCACGATCTTCTGGAACTCGATCAGGTCATCACATCCGTTTATGGTCTCTTCCACCGGAGTCTTATGCACCATGTACTCGACCAATGCCTTGTTCAGGATCGGCAGGTCATAATCGATGGCTGACAGTTCCTTCACATAAGCGCCCTTCCTCTCAACACCGCCGTCGATATCCACCCAGAGGTAATTGTTCACATCCTTCTGGTAGATCTCATGGATAGTGTCGAGGCCGAGCAGAATCTTGCACTGGTCAGTGCTGCATCTCGATTCCCACTCCCAGCAGATATCATCGACCTGCTCAAATGCTTCATCTGTGTCCGGGATCCGGATGATCAGGCCGTCCGTGTTGCTCTGGATGAGTTCAAAACCCTTCACGACTTCCAGGTGTTCAATGAGATCTAACAGCATCAGCTGACCATTGATACACATGATATTGTTATTCCGGGGATCATAAGCAGGGTTTGTCTTGTCCTTCATTGCCCCTGACAGGGCGTTCAGCAGTTTCTTGTATGGAGCCTGTTCTCTCTTCTTTCCTGCACGCTTCAGCTCCATACGCGTGTCATAGACCTTTTTATAGTTGTCGTTGCTCGCAGCCCTTGTGACCAGGTCGTGAGCGATCAGCATCGAAGGATAGTAAGAACCTACATCTACGTGTAGGATATACCCGTCCAGATGGACAGGATGGTCGATAGCTCCATGGAGTCCACCGAACCCGAACTTGTGCGGGATGCCCGCGACATCCATTGTCAGCTCCTGGCTGTACCATGCTTTTCGCTTCAGTTCATAATTCCTTCCGCGTCCCTTGGGCGCTGTTTTCTGCAGGTCCTTGAACCATGTCATCACACTCCTGTATTTGTGGATCCTGATGCACGGCAGGAAGAAATAATCAAACTCATCAGTATAATCTTTCTTCCTGCATCCCAGTACCTTGGCTGTGATCCGCGCTTCGGTATCACCCACGCACGCCAGATCCAGATTAAAAGCACTCACGATACCGAACTGTGCTTCGAATTCCGCATAGCGTTCCAGGAATACGTTGATGGTCTCTTCAACATCATGCCGGCAGTAATAGATGGTCTGCTGTATCTCTTCCTCCGTCAGCTTCCGGTCGATGTCAAACGGTACGGAAGTCTCCCTGATGTCAGACCCCATGAATCCTTCCAGAGTCTTCAGGCCGACAGGCGGGTTTGGCATAACATCAAAGTTGTTGACCCTCACTTCCCTCAGAAGAGGCGAATACTGCCATGGCTCCTGTTTTTCCACGATGATCCAGTCATTCAGGTCATGGACCTTTTCCGGAATATCGCAGATACCTGAGACGATACCCTTCAGCAGGTACTGGTCATAATGCCGGCTGTTGAATCCCACCCAGATGTCATTTTCGTGGTCCTTGAAGTATGAGACCAGCGCATCCCTGTCATTGACTATGACAGTCTCTTCTTCCTTTTCCTGTGTCATCTCGATTAGGACCACGAGCCAGTCATACCGGAATGATTCAAAGTCATAAAAAACCATATCTCAGCTCCTTAACAAAAGAGAGGGGAAAGAGGTTTTCTCCCCCCCCTCCGCGGTCAGGTGTCAGATATCAAAAACACCGTCAATGGTGTAGTACTTGTTCACATACGGCTTGCCAGTCCTCGAATTGATCTTTTTCGACTCCTTGACCTCATAAACGAGGTCATATCCGAAGTCCTCCACACTCTCGGCGGCGTCCGCGATGAAGTCCGCAGCCTCATCCTCACCGTGACCGAGGATGACCGCGATCATGGATGCAGTCACAGTGTCGTCATCCAGCATGTCGGCGATCAGGCTTGCAGTCGCATTGATGCCATGGGAGAAATGATCATCAAATGTGCCGTTGTAGAAAATACGGCTGTTCTTGAACTCGCCCTCAGTGATCTTGAATGAGATGTTGATCTGGCTCTCTCCCCAGGTGCTCTCACCCACTTCCATGGTATCCACGACCACGGGATAAGTGCCGGAAGGGACTTCGCGGTATGAAGCCTGATTAGCCTTCTGCTCCTCCATTGCCTTCTGTACTGCAGCTTCTTCCTTCGCGCTTACTTTCTTCTTCCACTTGTCCAGTCTGCTCATGCTCTTTTCCTCCTTGTCCTTCTGGTCTTCGGCTTCTCTTCCTCAGGCTCATTCATGTACGGCTCTTCCTCAGGTGCGTCTTCGGGGATGTTCGACACATCAGCGTCTTCGATGCACTTTTTTACATCAGCCTTCCTTCCGTCCTTCGCGATCCTGAGGGACGCGGCCCTGTACTGGAGTTCTGTGATCTCCTCGCCGCCTTCGGGGACCGGCACGCCTGCCTTGACCAAGACCACATTATTGTTGGCGGGAATGTAGTAATACCTATCATGGTCTGCTACATCAGATTCAGGCTCACCCCTTTTCTTTCTGGGCCTGCGCTCCAGCTCCTCAGCCTCCTGCCTGTCCAGTTCTTCAGGATCGTCATCGGCGATCTCATCCGCGTCCTTTTCGTCATCGATCAGGAACAGGCCGCCGAGTGCGTACTTCCTCGCATAACTGGAAGCGGCTCCGGTCAGCTGGCTGTCGTCGTACTTCTTGCGCTCCAGTGTCTCCCTTGCGAAGGCAGTGACAGTGTATCCCATCTCTGTCTCCACATCCTCGATGATGACTGTCGCCTTGACATAGTAGCGGTCTCCGACCTGTACGACCTCGTCACTCATGGTCAGGATGACGTTGTACTTCTCCAGCAGGGGCTTTACTGCTGTGAGGATCTGCTCCGCATTGCGGTACTTGTACCCGCCGAACTTGTTCGGCAGCTGTTTCGGAGCCTTCAGCTCCTGCTGGATCTTCCTGAGTTTTTCTTTCAGTTCCATTTTTCCTCCTGTCTTTCTCCTGGTCTTCCGCTGTCCTGTGGCTTCTGGCATGGTTCACACGGTCGAGCAGGTCTATCCATTTTGTGGGTGGTTCTTCCTTACTGCCATTGAGAGCATCCGCACGGTGCTGTGCCCATAACTCACAGCCGTATCCTTCCACGCCTTTTCCGGTGGCGCTGTCAGTCACAACGTAGTAAGGCACTCCTCTCATCCCGAGAATGGGTGTAACGATGTATCTCATCACGTCTCCTTAACAGAACGGCAGGTCATCGTCATCATCTTTTTCCGCTTCCGGAAGCGGATCCGGCAGAGGGATATCCTTTCCTTCCTCGAACTGCGCGGACCAGTAATCCGCGAAGTGGAGCAGTGTCTGCAGCGGTCTCTCTTTTCCCTTGAGCTCATAAGCCAGGGAACCATACAGGCCGTCATGGTAGAGGATGGCAAACTGCTCTTCCTCTGTCAGTTCGATGTACAGAGTCGCCTCGATGACGGACCTGATCGGATGGTCCACGTGGAGCAGGTCCTTGTTCTGCATGAACGGCTTCGAATCAGACCGCTTATATTTCTGCTCCGGCTCTGCTTTTGTGGGCCTTCCGTCCTTGACCATGTTCTCGACATAGTACTTCTTCCCGAACTGTCCACATTTACCCAGGTCATGGAGTCCTGCACTGATCCGGATACTGTTCCTCATTTCCTTGAACTTTTCAGGTCCGAGGAGCACTTTTCCGAGTTTGTCTGCCAGCTTCATGACGTTGGCTGTGTGGACCACCAGACCGGAGTCACAGCACAGATGATTCCCTCCGGAGCACGCTGCAGTGAAAAAACCGATCTCCTCCATGTGCTCAAGCAGGTCTTCGATACCTGCCCGCTTTGTCGCTTTCAGTGTCTTCCTGACATAGTCAGAAGATTCTTTTACAATGTCACTCATACTTCTTTATCCTTTCTTCGAAGATCTCCATACAAGCAGCCACCACCATGGGACGGTTCCCTTTTATGGCATGTATCAAGTTCCTGAATGTATCCAGGTCATCCGGATAGAGCAGGATCGCGAGCCCGCCGGAATCCCTGATCTTGTGGAGCTCATGGATCTGGAGCTCTGAAGGTCTGCCTTTTGCGGCTTTGAGTTCCACACCGAGGAAAACACCTTCACAGCACACCAGGAGATCCGGCACACCAGCCTTCGTGTATGCTCCGCCGCCCCAGTATTTGACCCACCAGTAGCCTTCACTTGTCAGGAAGATCTTGACCTTCGTCTCCAGATTCTTCTCCCTCTCTATCATGCAGTTCCTCCTTTGGTATAAAATCGGTACAGTGGTAGTGGCGTGATCGCTCACAGCACCTGTACCAGAGCATGCAGTCATGACATGTCCATTTCATGTGCAGTCACTCCCATGACGACCATGCTGATCAGGAGGATGGCCCAGACGCGCCACTCCGTAAGGGGCACGCTGTCGAGACAGCTGCCGATGACCATGATGACGCACCAGCTGATGACAAACAGGACTTTATTTAAAATCCGCCTGAAAGAGCCTGTCATTGTAATCCCTCCTCATTCTCAGTGTTCTTAATATCTTTTCTTCGATGGATCCCTGAACGATCGGCAAGTAGTAGAAACATTTCTGTTCCTGCCCGATCCTGTGGATCCTCTTCTTTGACTGCTCAAATAATTCCGAAGATTCCGGCAGTGTGAAGTAGATCACCCGCCTCGCCTTCTGCAGGTTCAACCCATAAGCACCGGCCTGATACTGGATCAGCGTGATGCTGTCTGACTTCTCCTCGTAGGCCTTCATGTCCTTCTGGGCGCCATTCACCACAGATACAGGCCTGTCCCCGCAGATCTTCCGGAGTGCTTCCAGCTCCGCATTAAAGTTGTAGAAGATGATCAGGCGGTCTTCCGTGGAACTGATCAGGTCAGCGACAGCGGACAGCTTCGCTTTGTTGTAATGACCACACAGCATCCTGGCATAGAGCCTTGCTGTCAGCTGTGTGCTCCCGACCAGCTCCCTGTCTGCCTGCCGGATGATGCGTGTCTTCATGAATTTCCTGTAATCGGCACTCGCAGGGACAAACATTTTGATATCCTGCTGTTCCGGCAGGTCGATGCCGAACTCTTCTGTCTTCATGAACACACATCCATATTCGCGCATTTTCTCTTTCAGCCGGGGGATGTTTTTATATCCCCTGACCACCGGTATCCTGTAACCTGTGTTATAATCATCGATATAATCCCAGATCACATAAGTCTGCTCGTAGAGCTTCCTGCTGATCGGCCAGCCGAGGAGATGGAGCTGGGTCCACAACCGCTCATATCTTCCGGACGTAGGAGTGCCGGACAGCAGGATCACATTTTTAGGCCGGAGTTTCAGCACAAACTTGGTACGTTTGGCTGTGTGGTTCTGGATGAGGGACGACTCATCCAGCATCAGCGTGAAGTCCACCAACTTCAGCAGCTCCGGCCTTCTCCACATCAGGTCATAATTGATCACGATCACCGACGGCACCAGTCTGGTACTGTGGTTGTAGTTCATCCAGAAACCGTAATGATATGACCGCTTCTCATCCTTCTTCTGACTCGTCGCATCAAATACAGCAAGTTCTGTGTATTCCCTGAAATGATCGACCCAGTCCTGTACTTTCGATTTCTGGCACACCAAGAGATTCACACTGTTCCCCAGATCGAGCATCTTTTGTGTTCCTATGAAAGTCTTGCCTGTCAGCCTCCTCCCATATCCACGTAGTAGGCACAGCGATTAAATTTCTCTGTGAGCTCCAACGCTTTTTTCTGATGGGAGTAAAGTTTCATGAGATCACCTCCTTTCTTTATATCTTGATACCCGTACACTTCCGGAAGATCTCAGCATCGAAGTTCGGCAGGTCCATGATGATCTGACGATGAGTCTGATTTAGGCCGTCCCACCAGATCTGTGCACATTCGGACTCGTCGAGGACCTTGAGATATCCGCCTGTAGTCTTATGCTCCGGATGTTTTTCCTTCTCTTCCTCGGACATGTTCTCTGTGTAGACCCATTCGACTACATCCTTCTGGATGTTGTTCATCAATCTCCTTGCATCGGAATGCCACCAGTCTCTGAGCGTCCACTCGGAAGGCTTATCGAACATCAGGATCTTCTGATCACCAGTGCAGAAACAGCCAGAAGAGAAAGATGCAGCATTCCAGTCGCCGGTGTTCCAGTCGCCGGTGTTCCAGTCGCCAGTGTTGCAGTCGCCGGTGTTCCTGTTGCCGGTGTTCCAGTCGCCGGTGTTCCTGTTGCCGGTGTTCCAGTCGCCGGTGTTCCAGTCGCCAGTGTTGCAGTCGCCGGTGTTGCAGTCGCCGGTGTTCCTGTTGCCGGTGTTCCAGTCGCCAGTGTTGCAGTCGCCGGTGTTGCAGAGGCCAGTACAATCCTTTCCTGTATTGACCATTCTGAGGACTTCTTCCCAGGGGATTTCCCTGATCACGCGGAGCTTGTTGGTGCAGAGCTTGTTTGCTCCGCGGTTAATATCACCATAGGCCTCAACCTCACAGACATGGTTCTCAGGGTTGAAGTCGTAATATCTGAAGCAGTCTGCAGGGTTTTCACAGAAGTGCATACCGCTCTCACACTCCACAGGTGTGACATCTTCCTCAAATTCTCCAGGGCATGTGTACTGCTTGTTACGGCAGGTCCAGTCTGGATTAAAAACTTTATATCCTTTGGTCACGATTCTTCTCCTTTGTAGATTCCTTCTTTTTTCAAATGATTGATGACAGTCTGGACTGAACACCCGATCTCGTCAGCGATCCATGAGACAGTCCTGGGAGGATTCGCAGTGTAGAGCGCCACGATCTTTCCATGGTCAATGACTTTCTTCTGCGGGCTTTCCTTCGACTTTGTTTCGCTTTCAGGGACGACAAAGCCTGCAGCCTGCTGGAACTGCCTCACCGTGGTGTCAGGAGTGACCGGCACGATCATGAAGACCCCCCCTCACCCTGTGCAGCCTTTTTCATAGCATCACTCATGCTGATCTCTGTGTATTTATTCATCTCCGGCCTCCTTGGTGTTACGGAAATACTCTTCACGTTCCCTGAGGACCTGAGCTACAGGCTTCTGTTCTTCACTCTTTCCGGAACCCATCTCCCTGATGTATCTGTGCGGAACATCACAGTTCACTGCGTTCATGACCAGTTCGCACTTTGCTGATTCCCTTACAAGTTTGTAAAAAGTTGAAAATGTGACTTCGATCCTGTCTTCTTTATTGATCGCATCTAACAGGCCCATATTTTACCTCCTTTGCCATTCTCATCAGATCATCCGCAGACACACCCCGGAGCCTGATCAGGAGCTGCATCTTATTCCATGGGATAGATCCCGGATCTTTTCGCCAGCGGCTTATCGTGCTCGGGTTCACACCGATCATCCGGGCCATTTCCTTTTGATTCACCGGGCAAAGTTTCGTGCCGAAAAGGATTTCTGATGTTGTCATACTTTTTTACTCCTGCCAGTCGATCCAGCCATAAGGCCAGACCTGCATACCTGTATCTCTCCATTTCCCATGTTTCAGCACCTGGAACCGTCTCCTGTTGGCGTTATATCTCTCCCGGACTTCTCCATAGCCCGCAGGGTAGACATAATGGACACTTCCGTCCTTGTTAAAGTCGATGTACCTTGTGGTCTTGTTCCTGCTCGTCTTCCGGGTGACAACGGCGCCGTCCGGTCCGAAGTAGTACATTTTCCCGTGCCGGACCCTGTAGCCGTTTGTCAGCAGTTCGCCGACTTCATACATCTGGCTCTTGGTCTTGTGTGCGTAATAGGTTTTCCCGCCCGCTTCGAAGTACCCTCGTTCAGCTGAATAGATGCGGCCTTCGAAGTCTTCCGCTAAAAGAATGTTCTTTCCCTCTGCGATCATGCAGACCAGCATGGCCGCGAGCATGAAAGCCATAGCGCATGCGATTACAAGTGCAAGCCTTCTCCTTCTCATTTCTCATCCTCCAGTCTTACAGAGATGATCTGGTCAGTTTTCAGAGTCACCTGGCATTTGTCATGCCGATGCTCGGCTACGTATTCGACTACATGGTCCGAGTACCACTCCCCGCGGACATGACCTTCTACATGGAAGATCCTGTCTCCGGATGTTGCGATCATATGTGCCTGGTCAATGGTCATTACTTCTGATGTTGTCATTTTTTCGCTCCTTTGTGATTTACTCGCTGTCGCAGTCACCGACGATCCCGTCAGATGCGAACAGATAATCCATCGAACATGCGGGAAAAACCGCTTTGATCTTCTGCATCTCGATTCGCCGGAATTCTGTTTCACCGCGCATTTTCAGCTTTAAGGTCTCATAATTGATACCTGTCTCCTGGGACAGCGACTTGATGGTCATCTGCCTGCGTGCGAGTTCCGCTGATAAGTTTGGAAACATTTCATCCTCCTTTCTGCATATTCCTTTATTACCCTGTGTCGTAACGACATGTAAAATATTATACCCTGTGTCGTAATATGTCAACCCTAAAGGGTAATAATCTTATTTTGTGGGGTAATTTTTATTTACAGAAAATATGACACGTAGTAAAATCTGAACAGAAAGGAAGGTGAGAACGATGTCATTTATCACACGGCTTGAATACCTCATGAGAAAAAACGGGATCAAGAGTAAGTCAGAGCTTGCGAAATTATCCGGAATCCCTTACACGACTATTGATGGTTTTTATAAAAAGGGAACTGACAACATTAAATTGTCTACGCTCCGGAAACTGACAGAATGCCTGCACTGCTCTCTGGATTTTCTGGCAGATGATGTGAAGGGACAGACTCTCGCCGCCCACTTCGAAGGTGAAGACTTCACCGAAGAAGAATTGAAAGAAATCGACAAGTTTGTGGAATTTGTGAAATCTAAGAGGAGCTGATTAGATGTCCGTTTTAATGGACAGGCCATGCACTATTCTCCCTTGCAGGAGGACTGCGCAGATGAATTTGACCGAAGAGCTGAGACAGCAGGCCGTAGACTACGGAGCAGAAGTGGTAGACTGGAAATTCCAGACAGACAGGATAAAAGGATTGTACTGTGACGGAGTAATTGCTGTGAGTAAAGACATTGATACCAGCGCGGAGAGGACCTGCGTCCTCGCCGAGGAGCTGGGGCATCACATGACAGCATGCGGAAGTATCCTTGACCAGAAGGATATATCAAACAGAAAGCAGGAGCTGAGAGGCCGCATCTGGGCGTATAACCGCCTGATCGGACTGACCGGTATCATCAAGGCATACAGAGCCGGATGCAGGAACCGGTACGAGATTGCACAGAATCTGGAAGTCACCGAAGACATGCTGCAGGATGCCGTAGACTATTATCATGAGAAATACGGCCTCTGCGTCCAGGTAGACAACTATGCTATTTACTTTGAACCTTTGGGAGTTATGGAGTTGATTTGATACGGAAAAGAATATACGAGGTGATTGAGGCCTCTAAAGACGGAGATAAGCTGAGTTCAATATATGATTCATTCATCCTGATCACTGTCATCGTGAGTCTGATCCCTCTGGCATTTAAAGAACAGACATTATTATTCAATGCCATAGACAAGATAACAGTAACGATTTTCATTATCGACTACATCCTGAGATGGAGTACAGCTGATTACAAACTCGGCAGGAAAGAGCCAACATCTTTCGTCAAGTATCCATTTACGCCCATGGCTGTCGTGGATCTGCTCTCAATCCTTCCGAGCATCACTGCGATGAGCAGTGTTTTTAAGGTATTCAGGGTGTTCAGGATGCTCAAGGTGATGAGGATCTTCAGGACAATGAGAGTGTTCCGCGTCTTTAAAGCAGCGCGATATTCCAAGTCCATGGAGATCATCGGGAACGTGATAAAGAATTCCAGTTCTGCGCTTGCGGCAGTCGGCACACTTGCTGTGATGTATATCCTGATATCGGCCCTGATCGTCTTCAACGTCGAGCCTGACACATTCAATGATTTTTTCGAGGCGATCTACTGGGCAACCGTTTCCCTTACCACAGTAGGATATGGAGACATCTATCCGGTAACATCCATAGGCAAGTTTGTATCAATGATTTCCTCCGTCTTTGGGATCGCCATAGTCGCACTCCCTGCCGGCATCATCACAGCCGGATACATGGAGGAACTGACCAAAGACCACGATAAATAAAAAAAATGCCCACCGTGCGGCAACACGATGAGCATTTATATAGACACTGGTCCCGAAGGAGCCAGAATCCCGGCAAGATTATTATACTCCTTCAGGGCTTTATTTCTTACACCCTAAAGGAGGTTTTTTATGGCAACAGCTAAGAAGTTACCCAGCGGATCATGGAGGATACGGGTCTTCTCACACTACGAATTCCGTCCAGACGGTACAAAAAAACCGATCTATGAATCCTTCTCCTGCTCTGATCCGTCCCGGGCAGGGAAGAAGGAAGTCGAGCGGATGGCCGCGGAATGGTCCATCAGGAAGCAGGACCGTGAAAACATGGAGCAGACTGTACAGGATGCAGTCAAGCGGTATATTGACCTTAAGGAGCGTGTCCTGTCCCCTGCCACCATCAGGAGCTACAAACAGATCCTCGACTGCAACATGGACGAGATCAAATTATACCCGATCGGAGTCCTTACTCCGGTCATCGTCCAGAGATGGATCAACGGCCTCTCGATCCGCTGCAGTCCGAAATACTGCCGGAATGCAAACGGCCTGCTGCAGTCAGCACTCAAATTCTCCTGCGTGCCGACGATCAACGTGACACTTCCCGCGCCTCGTGAATTTGTGGCTCATGTCCCCTGTGACGAGGAAGTCCACAGCCTGATCAGTTACATCTGCGACACCACCTACGAAAATACCAGGCGCGACATGAGACCGCGGTACGAGCTCAAGATCGCTGTCATGCTGGCCGCATTCGGCTCCCTTCGCCGCGGAGAGATATGCGCACTCACAGCCGGAGACTTTGACAGGGAGAACCTGACTGTCCATATCTGCAAGGATGTCGTCAAGGACAAGGATAAACACTGGGTAACGAAACCCACACCGAAGACATCCACATCAAACAGGACTGTGGACCTGCCGGCCTTCGTATTCGATGCCATTGATCTGTCACGCCCCGGGACGATCATCAAAGCCACACCGGACCAGATCAGCAACAGGTTCAGGCGTGCCGTCCGTTTCTCAGGAGCAGAGTTCCATTTCCGCTTTCACGACCTCCGGCACTACTATGTCTCTATCGCCCATGCTCTGGGCATCCCTGACGCCTATATCATGGAGATGGGAGGCTGGCGCACTGACCGGACCATGAAGCGTGTCTACAGGTCCACACTGGCAGACAGAGCCAGAACGGAGCGCGACAAACTGACAGCCCATTTTGATGAGCAATATCACGTTTCATGAGACCGTGTCATATTTCGTGTCATAGTGTTTTATCATTTTTGCATTTTCTTTTGCATATTTGCAATTTAAGAAAACATATATAAAACACCTGAGACCCGCATAAATACTGGACTTTTTAATTTTCCCAGTGTTTACGCGGGTCTCTCAAAAAGTGGAGACGACGGGATTCGAACCCGCTATGTTTTCTTATATCTACGCGAAAAAATTAGTACTCGTGTCATATTTCGTGACATATTGTGTCATAAAACCAAAAACAGCCCCCGGCACTCCTGATCGGTAGTGTCGAGGGCTCATATTTTGCATAGTCTCCGCATGCGGATGGCTCTATGCTCTTATAGATCTACATCCTCACTGATGTAATAGCCAGCTCCGGATGCATTACAGTAATCGATGATCTTTTGCTTAAGTTTTGAATCTCGGGTGTATTCCAAAAGATACGCCTCCATGCCGGCACCCATAGCTTTTGCCAGGTATTGCTGATATTCTCGGCTCTCTGAGGCGATTTGAGCGCCGAAAGTTCCGCGCCCAGAGTAATCCGTGATTAACGAAAAAACCTCCTCCTGCGTCACTCCGTGAGCCACACGGGCCTTCTGGTTGATGGCTCGGAGCATGTACTCCATACCGCCGTTGATCATGATATAGCCGTGAGGATAGAGCGCCTGCAGGATTCTCGTTATGCCCTTATAGGCTGCATCCGAAGGATACTCCTCAAATACATCGATGTTATCTGCCCATATCCCGTCATATCCCGCATTAAGCAGTGCCATGCCTCGATTGATGAGCCAGTCCTGCACAGCGGGCTCGCAGACGTCCAGATACCGCTCGTGCTCCCAATCGTCAAGGCGCCGGAGAGTGTATTTTTCGAGCTGTTTATAATAGCTGCGTCGCTCGTCTACACTTCCCACCGACAGATAAGCGAGTACAGTATATCCGGCTCGTTTTAGGGCTTGCACTTCTGCGGCAGTGTAGTCCTCCGGCTCGATTACCAGCAGGCCGGAGCCGGAGGATGCCTGTACCTTTGTCGTCAGGCTGACCTTATATGTCAGTTTTTTTTTACGAAAGAACGGGAAAGATTGCCTTTACTGCAAGATAGTTTCATGGTCTCGCCTTGGCAGTCAAGATAGATATCGCCGTTTTCCCAGTTGCGTGCCACCACAGCACCCACAGCCTCGGCTTTCTTCCTTGTGCCGCCTCTGCCTGATCTCTCCTTATGATGGTAGTTGGAAAAGGCAACCAGCGGTTTCATGGCTTCCATGAGGCTTACGCTGATCGCATTTCCATCTCCATGCCACTGGAATTTAAAGACATCTGCTTTCAGATCTTTCACCGACTTGACCATGAGGCGGTTGGCATCGTTCTGCATATCCCCCGCAGTGTGGAACCTCCATGTACCGCCCAGCGTGAACCTGAGAGCAGGAGAAAGGGAGTTGACCGCATAGTGACCGTCTTTGTTGTCCAGGTCCTTATAATTTGCCTGGAAAATGCACTCGCAGACGATCTGGCCAATCCGGAAGACTTCCTTGCCGGGCTCCATGTATGTATAACCGGCATCATGCTTCTCTGCCTTCTTGGCCTGATTCTTGATGGCATCAACGTACTTTGTCAGCCCCAGTGCCTTGAGACCTTCGTAAGATGGCAGATACAGGTGCTTTACCTCGAAGTTCTTGAAAATATCCGAAAACATTCCGTAATGGTCACCATGGGCATGGCTCAGGATCAGAGCGTCAATTTTTGTGATTCCCGCGTCCTTCATTTTCTTGACGATCGGAGGTTTCAGGGCTCCGTTATCTTTGACAAGGCCTGCGTCGATCAGAACGACGTGCTGCGGCTTGTTGTTGGCATCATACTGGATGATTGCTGTCGAGTCGCCGAAAAGGCGCTCTCCCTGGTCGCCTTCGAAGAAAGGAGGAATTGCCCAGATTCGGATACGCGGGTTTTCTGCGGATTCTTTTTTCTGCTGTTCCTGTACTTTCGCCGTGACAGCCTTCTGGACTATGTCATAATCATAGCCCAGGCTTTCAAGGCACTTTCTGCGGGTCTCGCGGGTGCCGAAATCATTGTCCAGAACCCACTGCACGACCTTGTCAATGCTCTGGCCGCCCTTGCGGACATAATCGATGATGGAAGAATTGAGAATATAGCCATACAGGCCATTGATACAGCAGTATGCCCACTTTTTGTCTGTGGTGATGTAATCACAGACGTCAATCCATGTCAGACCATCGACAGGTGAGAAGCTGCAGGGCTCACCGGATACCTTCGGCTGTCTGCGTGCAGTAACCTTCATGGTCAGCTTCAGGATGCCGGTGAAGAGCACCTTCTTGGAAGGCGTGCCGGTTCCGCTGATCTCGTAACCGCCGGCAGTCTTTACTGCCTTGGTCTCGATTTTTTTGATCTCCGGATTCTCGTCAACCGCAAATTTCGGGCAGATGAATCCTCTTATATATTTTCCATTGATCCGCATTGTCCTGCGGCCGACAGCCTCATCCTTATTGCACTCCATCACCGTAAATGTCCCGGCCTTCTCGTCGACATCGATGACAAGACCAATGTGATCAGCCACTCCGGTATTGTCTCCGGAGCCGGAATCCTGCCAGTCGTAGAGCACGGCATCTGCCGGCTGAGGGACGTGATTGTCCGCTTCCACCCAGATACCCATCTTCTTGGCAAGTTCGATATTTCTCGGGCACCCGCACTCAATCGGGAAGAGCTCCGGAGCGCCGGCCTGAATGTATGCCGCGCTGGCTCCTGTCGCGCACCATTCGTCATTGTATTTCACAGTGTAGTTCAGTGTGCCGGACTTGACCGCAGTCGGCAGATACTTGTTGTAGATATCTATGATGATGCGGTGCTTTTCGGTTTTCTCATTCCATCCTTCCCAGCTGCAGATCTGCTGAACAATGTCCGTCCTGGTAACACTTGTCTGCACGGCCTCCGAGCCTTTGGAGTCATCCAGAGCAATGTAGCATTTGGAAACATCAACGCGGCCGTTGATACCGGGAATGAATCCGCTGTTGGTATACTGCCAGAGTGCCACATCGTGTCTGGTATATGTCAGCTGATCAGCCCACTGCGCTACCCAGCGCAGGCAGTATGGCTCCAAACCAGAGTCGTTGAGGTTTCCCGCGAACCAGGATTTACTCGCATATACGCCGCACTCATAACCGGCATCATGGAGACGCCTGAGGATGACATTGAGGTACTTTGTCCTGTCGGCCTTGCCGAGATTGTCGGACCTACCGGAGCGATCCTGGTAAACAACTTCGGAATCGAGCCAGATCGGACCGCAGAGATTGACTTTCTTCGCAGCGGCAATGATGAAATTTGCCTCAGCCTCTGCCTCTGCCACAGTAACAGAGCACGGGAAGAAATAGATCATCGTGGGGATGCCCTGCTTCTGGCAGGCGCTCATATACTCCTGATACCTGGGATCATACGTAATCGTGCCGGTATGGGCACCACGATAGCCGAGGCGCAGAACAACTGCATCGACAGCCGCTTTTACCTTGGGCCAGTTTTCAACGGGATTAAACTTCGAAAGGTCGATTACTGTTTTGCTCATGATTCTCCTTTCATATGAAAAAAGCTGAGAGCCTTGCGACTCCCAGCCTGTGGTTATTAATTATTTAGTTGGGCTCATCGTACCCCTGCGCACGCTCTGAGTCGAATACTCCTTTTGTCGTCGGATCCACAACGACTCCGAGGATCACAAGCACCGCGAAGAGTGCTTCGACGATGGTTGTCAGCTGTGCCCCAATGGCTTCCGTCTCGATCTGGTAGCCAAAGAGTGCCGCCACTGCTCTGATCAGCGTCAGGACAGCGGGGATAAACGCAAGCCAAAACAGCTTGTTTTTAATTCTCACTTTCCAGTTAATCCTCATGACTGATTTTCCTTTTCAATTCATCGATAGCATTAAAAGCTGTTTTCATGTCTCTTTCAAGGACAACGACTCTGGTATCCATGTTCTTGAGATCTGTATTCAGTGACTTGATATCCGCCCGCGTTTCTGTGGTCGTAGAACAGACCGTATCGAGTTTGATATTGGCTTTCAGCAGTGATTTTTCGATGCTGTCAAATTTTTCTGTATCTTCCCTGATCTCTGTGTTTTTGTCCTTGTTTGTTGTATGAGCCAAAGACAAAATTGCGACGATCAGGGAACAAAAACTAATGATCCA